TTTGAAAATGTTAAATCTAAACTTAAAAAAATAGATGGTAAACCTGCAACAGTTTGGTTTGGTATTGATAGAATAAATTAATTAATAATAAAAATATGTGATTACACTCGGTAAAAACATGATATTTAACATGTTCATTAAATATCATACTTTTTAAAGTCTTAAGTGATACACATAATCATTAAAAAAAAACATAAAAATTTAATGAGTGCAATGTAAGAATGTTATAAGGAAAACATAATTTTATTGTAAACCAAATGTTGCGTATTATTGTCTTTTGTTGAACAGACATATATGCCGATCACATGGAACAATAAAATAGATCATTAAAATAATAACATTATGATAAACAATAGGAACTAATATATTATTTTTTATTATTGTTTTTTATTTATTCATTTTATTGGTTTATGTGATAGGATACTAATGATCATATAGACCAATAAAATAAATGACAATGATGAACTGTATGATGGTATAAAAATGCTTATTGTCTATCATACAATTAGTACATTGTTAAATATTTTATTGATTATATGATAGTAAACACATATACTTTTAAAAATCAATAGCCTATAATACATTCTTGCATTGCAAGCATTAATAAAAATTTGAAATCCAACATATCCAACACTTAACAACACATCATACATCACCCGACACACATGGACACATACACTGTTCATTTCAATGATGGCATCAAGTTTGAATTTAAACTTGAACAAATCAAAAGTATCCCACATTTTTTGTCAGCAATTTGTCGGTGTCCATCATATCATAGCTTGCCAGAGAATGACAAAAAAGTATTTATAATACCTCGCTCTAGTATTGGATTTGAATTTTTGCATTTATATGCAACATCTGATGAACCAGATCGCTTTTTGCGCATTTGTGGTCTACCAGAAAATTACAAAGCTGTTATTGACCAATGTGACTTTTTCAAATATTACAAATTAAGACTTTTATTGGAAGAAAAATTTGGATTTGGACCATTGGATACAATACCCACGAAAATTAAGGGTGATACAATGAGCGTTATATTAAATTATATGGGAGCCTTTTGTTTGGAACAAGTTGATTATCCAATATTGTGGGAAAATAGGAATTGGAGCAATTGGAATCCTCCAAAAGCAAAATATCTTGATGTGGAATGTTGTACAGAAGATGATATTAGTAAATCATTGTATCGGTTTAGTCAATTGTCAGAGTCCCTTTATGAAAAAGATGGTGTTATCCGAGATGGCAAAATTCAACAATTTGGCAAATACATACAATACTACAAAGTAACACCAATACATGAACCAGCTACATTTTCACCAGATCCAGAGATAAATGAAATATATCTTAAGCGGCATCAGAAATTAGAAAACATTTATTTTTACAAGTTGCTATGTGAAATGTATGAGACAAACAACTTTATTGCAAAAATTAGAACTGGCAAAACAAAAATGATTCCTGACCCCTGTCATCCTCATCGCCCAAAGAGTGTTGATGAGATTGTTTATGAATTGTTACAAAATGTTGATCCAGATGATTATTCCAAGATAGAAGTATTGTATGTTCCACAGTTATTGACATGTCGGCCAGAATATATGTTGAAGGAAACATCATGTGAAAAGATAATGCATCCCCATGGTATTATATGTGATTGGCAAAATGAATATAAATTCTCGGGTGATGGACGTAGCAGTACACGTTATAGTTCTATTGGGGTAATATTAGAATGCTGCAGGACCAATCAGTGTGGTCGATATAGGAAAACCATTGAGATATACAAAATGGGTGAGTCTTGATTTTGTTTATTTTATGGGTAATCATATGATTCTGTTTGATTGTTTTATATCATTGATCAGCCGAGTGGTCGCAATTAGGCATAAGTGATATTGTTTATCAAATTGATCTTTAAGATTTATGTATATGGTATCTCGGTAGAAATTACAAAATTGTAACCAATATTTATGAGCTAATTAGATCATAAATATTTAGAGGGTTATAATTTTGTAACTTTTTACATAAAAAAATATATTTTATGATCTATTTACATCATAAAATATATTGATAAAATTGTAACTGCATCTGGATTGTCATTATTTTCAGACTTTTTTGTAGTTACAAAATATTTTACAACAACTACACTTATTGTATGATGCTTTTAGATCATAAAATCTTAAATATATTTTTATATGATCTAAAATGTAGTTGCAAAAAAAATACAACAACTACATTTGTTTTATGATCATAAAACATCTGAAAACAATAAATATTTTAATAATTATTATCATAAGTTTAGTCACAAAAAAGTTACAACAACTACACTTATTTTATGATCATAATACATCTGAAACAATAAAAAAATTAATAATTATGATCATAAGTGTAGTTGCAGAATTGGATAAATTTTACAATACAAAAAAGTTTTGTTCAAAAAACAAAAAACAAAAATTGAAAAAGTTTTTTGGACTTTGGAATTTTTGCAACTACACTTATGATCATAATTATAAAAATATATTTATTTTTATAATCTAAAAGCATCATAAAACAAGTGTAGTTGTTGTAAGTTTGTGCAACTACATATTTAGATCATAATATTCATTATTTATGATATTTTTATGATGTTATTAGATCATAAAAATATCATAAATAAAAGTGTAGTTGTTGTATTATTTTGCAACTACAATTTAGATCATAAAAAATTAAATTTATGATCTAAAAAATATAACTTTTTCTGTTTTTTATGATGCTTTAGATCATAAAAAACAAGTGTAGTTGTTGTAATTATTTTGCAACTACATTTTATATTTTTTAAATAGTCTTATGTTTTTGATACCTGTTGATATTCTTGATGAAACTCTAACTGATTTGTCAATGGTTTTGTGTTTTCGAATACCATTATTGAAAGGTTTTACATTAGGTGGTTTTTCGTTTGGATAATTATTTCTAAACCAAAATTTGAAAGAATTGTATAAATCTGACATGTGGATATCACTTTCTGCATCGGTCGTGCACTCAGTTAGGAATGAATGATAAATATCTACATCATCCTTGTATGCATTTGTAAAATCGGTAATTTTTGCAGTTGGTACTAATTTTCTGTTGTTGTTGATATATATTTTATATTTCTCGATTAGAATTAACATCATGTCTTGAGCATAATTATCAAGTTCTGATTCAATATCTTTATTGATTTTTCTCTCATTATCTTTTTTAGGTTCTTCACAAAACACTGTTTCAAATGGTATACATCGTAATCTTTTGTAAAATGCATTATCCATTTCATCAATATTTGGTATATCATTGCATATCAAAAAAGTGATAAAATTTGCTTTGAAATCATGCATATTATTACCATGACATTTTCTGAGTAGCGCAGAATCATTACCTGTAATGAATTTTATAAAACCTGAATTCAAATTATCAGTTTTTTCAGGTTCACTTGCAAATGTTATTCTTTTTTTGCTCAAAAACAATAAACCTGGATCCGGAGAATTGGCATCTGGTCTTGGTCTTGTAAATAACTTGCTAGTCACAGATCCAGCATAGTTTCCAAATACTTTTTTGATCAAACTGATTAATTTTGATTTGCCATTTCTTCCAGTGCCTGTTAGAATGGTAAATAATTCTTCCGAATTTCTCCCTCCCAAACATGTAGATATGTAAGTTAATAAATAGTCTAATTGAATTTTGTCTGGTTGTATATCATTCAAAAACTCATTTAGTTTATCATAATTGTTAGTATGTTCGGCAGTGTAATCGTAACCGCATGTAATACTAATATAATCATCGGGTTTTCCATTTCTAAATTCCATATTTTTGAAATCATACACACCATTGTTAAAGCCAAACAGGTGCATTTTACTATCTAATTTGTCATAAAAGTTACACCCCAGTTCTACCTGAGCTAATTCTTCAAGTTCTGTCACGATGTTATTTTTGACATTGCTTGTTTTTAATGTCTTGATTATATTTTTTATTTTCTTTATCTTCATTTTATTTATATTGTCTTCCTCATCACCTGTTAATTTCTTTTTGTATTCATTAATAATTGCTTCATATTTGTCCGGCAACATTTTTGATATTAAATTTCGTAACCTTATGCTTTCATTCCATTTATGGTCATAAAACTCATACCATATTTTAGTATCACTATCTGTATCTTTATCAGCATACACAAAATTATTTTTAGTTAAATAAAATAATACTTCCGCGATATCAAAATGTGTACCATTAAGACTTTTTATTAGTAGTTTATCAAACACATCATCTTCTGTAATTTTAATATTATCAATTTCAATATCATCAATATTTTCATTGCCTGTATAATAGTTCTTGATTGTAACCTTGTCTATTTTTATATTGAATAATTGTCTAATGTCTTTTTCAGTTGGTCTTATATGATCACATGGATATTTACCAATACACTTATTACATTTCAATACTAATTCATATGGTGTTAATTCTAAAAACACTGAATGTTTTTTGTGGTTTTTTTCCACAATGGGACAATATTTATCATTTAGTGAAATGTAATGATAATCATTGTTTGATATTATCTTTGATATTTCCAAATCGTTATCTGGAAACTTATTTTTGTTATTCTCAATAAAAGATTTTATGTTTCTATCTTTCAGAAAGGCTTCACATTTGTCACAATTGTCATCTTTTGCCCATTTTATTAGACTACCTATGCCAAACCCATCTTTAGTAACCTTGAATGATTTCCATTTATCTTCACATTCTTTTTCATTAAATTTTGGACTTTTTTTTGATATGTCTATCCAGTATTTCAAATATTTAGTTGATAAATTTTTCAAACACATGCCAACATCAATCCATGATTTGTAATTATTCAATCTGTCAACTGATAACAGTGAGCACAGTTTTTTTATGTCATTATCAGTGAAATCAGATTGTTTAAACTCAATTATTTCTTCATTTGGAGTGTTTAATATTTTTGTGTTCAACATGTGTATTTTTTCATTTGATGTAGTCATTTCCATAATATCTTTATATTTGCCATTTAACACATTTTCTAACCATTTGGGCACTGGTAACATGGCATACATTATTATGGAATAATCCCAAGTGTATTTTACATTCTCTTTTTTTCCTTCATGATAATATTCACTTGGAGGACATATTATAAAGCCTCCATTTGTTTTAACATCAATTGCCAACTTTTTACCATTTAGTGTTATTGCATGATCTTTGGATGTAATATCCTTTAGATTATCTGTATACTGAAAATATAGATGAAATCCTCCATTTCCACTTGTGGCTCTTACGGTTAGGGGCTCTTTTTGACCTGTAATTTTTAATAATTCATTCCATTCATCAACATTGTCAACATCAATAACAAATATATTATTAATTTTTCCTGTTAGCATTCCTAAAGCATTATTACTTTTTGTGATTGTTTTATTTTCCAATGTTGTTTGTTGCCATGCTTTGGGTAATATTAAATCTTTTTTCCATATCTTTTTATCATTCAGTTTTTGTTTTATTGTCAAACCAAATGTTATAAATTTTTTATCACTATATTCCTTTTTATACTTTTCTAAGTCCATTACTTATAATTAAGCAGATATTTTTTATGTGGTATGCATAATGTTTTTGTTTATGTCAATATAATAATTATCATATATATACATACAAAGCATATTTACATATAAAATGTCTGATCCCCTTGAAACACAATTGTTAGCATTCAAATTGATCAGCACATGACATAATAAAATATCATTTTATTCACCATCAGAATCATTTATTTTTCTCCATTGTTGTATTATGTTAGCCTTTCTACATAATATTTGTTTTTAGTGTAGTGTTTTTAGTTTAGTTTATTTTCATTTAAAATAAACTAAATGAGCCATAGAATCAACACAATATTGTTGGTTAATTGCCGAATATAAAAAAATTTATTCATGTTGTAGAATATATGAGTTACGCATATAAATTTCAGAAATATGCAACCAAAAACAAATTGTTGTCAAACAAAATATATGCATCTCAAAATAAATCTTGGGTGCAAGAAGGTGGTGAAATACCATTGCATAAGTATTTAAAAAACATTGGTTTATTTGAACCTGAAACCCAAATTGATGATTTTCTTAATCCTATTTTTGGTTATATGTGGATTAAAACTAATGCCATACAAAACTATTGGATGTTTGATGGTTTTAGATCTAAACTACATAATTTTATTGGAGCAATATTTTTTTGTTTACCAGAAACTAATTCTGTAAAACCCAATAAAAAGATTTATGAAACAATAAGACCATATGACATTGGCAGATATATTGCTTGGAAATTTACCTGTTTATCAAATCATACCAGACGTGTGGAATTGGAAGATAGGTTCAATTTGATCAGTCAAATTGTTGATAAATTAGGCAAAATGTTACAAATTACAAATGCTTTTTTCAGAAAAGCTGTAGATAAAGAAAGTTTTGCGGTTACAATAAAAAAAAATATGGATAGCCTAGGATTGGGACCAGAAATTGAAAAAATCATATCGTTAATAAGTGAAGTCATTGATAGTCCAGGATCAGAGCCGGAAATTGAAAAAATTACATTATTAATAAGTGAACTTAATGAACATAAAAAAACTGTGACAGAACAAAAAAGAATAACAGAAATAGAATTAAAAAAGTTTTGCAAAGAAGATAGACCAGTATTTGGATCTGATATGGCAGATAGTCGCAAATTGAATGAAGTAATTGATCTTATTGATAGAGGATTTGTATATGATGATATGGATTTTTATCATGCATTATTAGCAATTTTAATAAGTGTAGCAACAAATAAGGAAGGAATAAAACAATATTATGAAGGAATAAATTCAGTAAAAACAGAGGATCCCATTGTAATACCAGATGGTTTTGAAACTGATGTATTTACTGCAGATGAATTATTTCCTGAAGATGAAAATGATGATTTTTATAAAATATGTATATTATTGACAAAATCAAATGCAAATATAACATTACAAAATTATGGTTATTCCAATTTGCATGAACCATGTGAACTATCAATTCCAGAATGTGGAGAAACATCTTTAAGAAACTTTATAAAGATTATTACCTACAATGAAAGAACTGGAAAGTATGATATGGATATTATGGATAGATTAGGTGCCACTGAACAAGTAAAAGAATTTTTCACAGTTTTTGACACCGAAGGAAAACAGAATGATGATAAAACAGTTGTTGATATATTTGGAAAAAGATACAATATAAGAGATGCCTGGTTAAAAGTTACAAGTCAATTGGAAGGTGTATCATATGTCAGAATGTGTACAGATGGACATAATATAGTTGAAATAAATGATGGTTTAGATTTGGCAAAAACAAAATCAAATATGTTACAAGTTATAACACAATTATTTAGGAATGTAGAAGACTGGAATTCATTCAGTAGAATAGTTGGTGTACCAATTGTTATAAACCTAGATGTGCTTGGACATGGACATGTTCAAGTAGCCAACATATATATGTGGCATTTTGGTCAGCAACATTATTGGATGACACAAAACAATAGTGAACGTGCAATAAAAACAAAGAGTTTTAACCCTAATCGCCAATTTTATATTGATATGTTAAAGGGTAATAAAACAACAGTGGAACATCCACATGTAAAAGATTATTTTTATTTTCAAAGATTGACAAAAGAAATGATGATAGATATGCTAAATGAGTATGAAGAAATGGATGATCTGGATTATGAAGCATTGTTAACTTATGACAAATTCACCAAAGATGACAAAAAGCGAATATACATAAAAATGCATAAGATTGTACATTTAAATAAAATACAAGGGATACAATTTGTACCAGGAGCAAAAAAAACATTAGAAAACATAAAATTTGTACCTAATTTGATAATATCACCACAAAATATAAAATCGCTCATGTTTATGCATAATTTAGAGTCTATAACATTCAATCCATTTTTTAATCAGGCATTAGGTGCATCACTTGAAAAACTAACAAATCTGCAGACTTTGACTTTTGGACGTGTGTTCGATCAACCATTAGGTGCATCACTTGAAAAATTAACAAATCTACAATCTTTGACTTTTGGAGATTCGTTCGATCAACCATTAGGTGCATCACTTGAAAAATTAACAAATCTTGAAACTTTGGTTTTCGGAGAATTTTTTAATCAACCATTAGGCACATCACTTGACAA